CCAGCTCTATCTGTCTTCTCTCGTGCTGCACTTCCAGCAAACGGTCTAACCGTAGAGTTCGCACAGGTATCAGCTAACACTCTTGCAGTTGGAGTTCAAGACCCAGAGAACGAAGAGCTATCATTCGGTAACTTGACAATCGATTCAGTATCTGCAGACGTAATCACTTACGGCGGATACACTTCAATGAGCAAGCAGACCATCCAGCGTTCATCCGTAAACTACCTAGACACCGCTCTACAGGGCTTGTCAATCGCTTACGCTAACGCAACCAACGCAGCTCTTGTTGCTAAGGTTCAGGGTCTAAGCTACACAGGCAAGGTCTTCGATGTATCTGCAGGAACTTCTGCAGCTCTTATCGCTGGTCTAACCGACGCTTCAACTTACATCTTCAAGAACTCCGGACTACGTCCAGAGGCAATCGTTGTTGGAACAACTGCATTCAAGTTCCTTCTATCGGTTCAGGGTGAAGACGGCCGTCCAGTAGTTCTAGTTGACGGAGCAGGAATCAACAACCTTGGTTCAGCTAACGTTCCAGGACTATCCGGTCAGATCATGGGACTACCAATCATCGTAGATCCAGCTATGACTGCTACAAAGGCATACGTTGCAAACAGCCGTGCACTACAGACTCTAGAGTCTCCAGGTGCTCCAGTTCGCTTGACTGCCGATGACATCACAACCCTAACCGACAGCATCTCCGTTTACGGCTACATGGCAATCACCGTGCCATTCCCAGCTGCAATCGTTGAGCTAGACGTAGTAGCGTAATAGGTCTATAAATGGCTGTGACGTTGGAAGAGTTCCAGGCTTATGTCGGGACGGATGAGACTACATTCCCTCAAGAATGCCTCACCGCTGGACACGCTTTAGTGACTAAGTATGTTGGTGCAGTAACTACCGTTCCGGTATCCTTGCACGATCAGGCTGTCCTAATAACTAGCTCGGAGCTCTTCCACCGTCGTTCCGCTCCTAACGGAGTTGCTCAATTCGCGAGCTTCGATGGTGCTCCTATTCGCGTAGCTAAAGACCCAATGAACGCGGTTTACCCGTTGCTTCAAAGATACGTCGGTTATGCAGTATGAGCGAAATCAATGCTTCTAAGGTTGAGTTCAAACTTGAACTAACGGAAGCCGGGTTGAACGTTTTGGAATACATTCCAGAGCGAGTGACTCCTCCGATAGTCATCATCAACTCTGCACAGCCTTACTTGCAAACAGCACAGTTTGGCGAATGGAGCATGGGACTCGAGTTGGTTTTGGTATCTTCTACCGCTACCAACAAGAAGGCAACTGAAAACCTAGATCAGCTTATCGAGGATGTTCTGAACGCAATCGAACCTCTAAACTATGTTCGTATTACTTCGGTCAATCAGCCTTACAATCTACAATCAAACAACGCCGAGTATCTAGCAACAAACATCTTCGTTCAGCTAGACATCACACTTTAGAAAGGTAGCCTCATGGCCGCTTCAACAAGAATCAAAGCACAAAACATTATCTTCAAAATCGGAACAACCGATTACGCTTGCGACGCTAACATGGTCGAGCTATCTCTAGGTGACGCACCTGGCGATGTTCAGACCTTCTGCGAAGTTCGCGTTGGTGGAGAATGGGCTCTTCAACTAGACGGAATCACTTCTGGAGAAGACACTAGCCTTTACCGCGTTCTATGGGACAACTTCGGAACAGAGGTTGCCTTTGTAATTGCTCCTAACGGAAACACTACTCCAACCGCTGACGCTCCTCACTATGAAGGAGTTGCAGTATTCAACGAGCTTCCACCTCTAAGCCTAAACAGCAACGAGACCGCTCTGTTCTCTGTTACTCTTCGCGTGAAGAACACTCCTCACGACCCAGCAGCGAACAAATACTTCGGAGTAGAGATCGTAACCGCTGCCTAATCATGGCCAATGGAATTAAGGTCGCTGGTCTCAATGAGGCCATACGAGCTCTTAGGGCTATTGGGGTTCCGTCCGCTGAAATAGGCGAGGCATCTCAAGAAGCTGGAGAGATTGTAGCCAACCAGGCGCGATCCTTAGTTCCGGTCAGGACTGGAGCACTCCGGGCAACTATCAAAGCTAAAAAGATAGCTAGAAAAGTTGTAGTTAGTGCAGGTAACAATACAAAGGTTCCTTACGCTAACCCGATTCACTTCGGTTGGAATTACGACAAGGTAAATCTACAACCTAAGAACATAAGACCAAGACCGTTCTTTACCAACGCTCTATCTAGGACTAGGCCACAGGTTTACCAAATATTCTTCAAAAACTTGGATAGACTGTTTCAAAACTATTCAAATAAAAAACCATAAGGAGACACAGAATGAACAAGTTTGACTTTGAGAGCTTGACTCTAGAAGAAGTAGAACTAATCGAGAACTTGACAAACACAAGTATCGACCAGGCGTTTCAGGACGGCAAGCCTAAAGGCAAAGCCTTATCCGCTTTCGTTTGGGTAGTCCTCAAAAGGGATAACCCTAACTACAAGATGGAAGACGCCAAAAAGATTAGCTTGAAAGAAGCTCTTGAGATGATCAAGGGTGACGAAGAAAAAAAAGAATAAAGGAGCTATCCGCTAAAAGAATGGCGGAGTTCTGCCGGGTATTCAACATGAGTCCGTCGGAATACAAAGCTCTCAAACTGAATGAGTATCTAGCATTCATGAAGACTTTACAAAAGGATTAGCATGGCGGGAACATTAGCTCTAAACGTAGAGATTCTTGGAGAGTTCAAAAAACTAACCGCAGCAACTAAGGGAGCGGAAGGTAGTCTCCAGGGTCTAAACAAGACCGCTGCTGGTATCTCTTCCGGTTTTAATAAGGCTCTCGGAGCTATTGGTGTTGGATTCTCTCTCAACTTCCTAAAGAACGAACTTGAGCAGGCTTCAAAGGCTGCCATCGAGGACGTAAAGTCTCAAGAACTTCTATCTATCGCCATGATCAACACTGGCAAGGCCACGGAAGCAACTGTCAAACAGGCAGAAGATTCAATAAAGAAAATGCAACTCCAGTCTGCGGTTGCAGATGACATTCTAAGACCTGCATTCCAAAAGCTATTCATAGCAACTAACTCCGTATCTGAATCAAACAAACTTCTACAGGTAGCCCTAGACACATCCGCTGCAACTGGTAAAGACCTAGACTCCGTAACCCAAGCTATGGCGAAGTCTTTAGCTGGTCAGGACACAGCTCTTCTAAAACTTATCCCTTCCCTTCGAGGAGTAGAAGACCCTCTATCTGAATTGGAGCGGACATTCAAGGGAGCTGCAGAAGCAGCAGCGGACACCGATCCATACCAAAGAATGAACATCGTATTCGGTGAGATTCAAGAACAAATCGGTATGGCATTACTTCCACTTCTAAACGACTTCTCAACTTGGTTAGCTACTCCAGAAGGTCAAGAAAAACTTCAAGGCGTAGTAGATGGAATCATAGACATTATCGAGAACCTAGTTCAATTAGTTCGTTGGGTAGATGACAATCAAGACTGGCTAGTGCCAATGGTAGTAGCAATCGGTGGAGTTACTACTGCCTGGAATGTTGCAACCGCAGCCGTGAATACATTCAAGACCGCTGCAGGAATAGCCACAGCCGTAGGAGTCGCAGGTGCAGCTTCGGTTACTGTATTGGGAACAGCCGGAGCAGGTGCAGCTCTTGGTGGATACATGCAAGGACAAACACTTGGTCAGACCGCGGACATCTACACTGATGGCAGAAGATACGAAGATACTGGACGACTATTCGGAGACGCCTTCCAACCAACTGTCACCAATAACATCAACGTAAGAACTAATGCAACAGCCCAAGAGATAGCGGACGCAATCAACAGAGCTAACCGATCTACTGGAACAAACCTTATAAGAAACAGAAGATGATAAACAACTTCAAGATCGATGAGAACCTAAAGGTCGAGTTTTTAGTTCCCGACATTGACGGTAACTCTTTCATTCTTGGAATCAGCACACTTGGAAGCGATGATGTTCTTGGTGGATTCGGTGAGTTCGTTGTTGGGGTTTCGCTACTTGGTGGAGAAGATGTTCTAGCTCCTAGCTCCGGGCTAAAGTGGCAAGAAGTATCCTGCTCTGTGGCAAGTGCAAACATCTCTGTTGGTGGATCACTTCAAGACTCTATTTACTTCCAGCCAGAACCAGCTACAGCAAATCTAACTCTTCAAAGCTATGAGTTAGATCCGACTGTAAACAAGAACATTCGAGCTTCTACAAAGATTCGTATCCGTCTTGAGGATAGCGAAATCGACCGCATACTCTTCCAGGGCTACATAGATACCATTGACGTGACATACTTCCCGGATGGATTGAACCTTATTGAGATAACTAGCTTTGACGCTTACAAGTCTTTAGTAAACTCTCGCTTCGTGACCTGGGATACTACATCTTTTGGAACTCACATTCACGTAGACGAAGTTTGGGAACTTATCGGCATCTTCTCCGGTCTTGGATTATCAGCGGACTCTTTCCATGTCGGAGGTCAGATACCTGTAGTCAATGAGACTTTCGTTCAAGTTAGCTCGATAATCAACGACGCTCTTATGGTTGGTAACGGGTTAGTTTGGCTAGACCAGGATACCGAAGAACTTGTTGTTATTCATCGCACGGGAGTTCAGACTGGCACACCGACAACTTACATAATCGGAAACAATCACGGTGAAGACTATCACTTATGCATGAGCGAAATAAACGTCTTTTCCGACGCTGACGCCGTGTATAACTCTTTGACCGTGTCCTTGACTTCTGATCCTGACATCTTTGTTACCCGTAGAGATCAGGATTCAATCGACCTATACGGCGAAGCAGCTATTGACATAGCAATCAACACAACAAGCGAGGCTCAACTAAACAACTGGGCTGATCGAGTATTCAACCACAAAACAGCTAACCAAGTGAATCAGGTAGTAACTCCAACGATTGACCGACTTGGGACTCTTACAGACGCAGCGGTGTTTACACCAGGAATGACAGTAGGGGTAAGCTATACTAAAGACCAGCTCAACATCGTGGGATTCTACACCATTATTAAGGTCTCTCATCGCATAGATGTAGATAATTGGTTTACCACTCTCGAACTATGGAAGGAAGCCTAATGGCTTACAAAGTATTTACTAACGGAAGCGTTCTGCAAGCCTCCGAGATCAACGACAACCTTATGCGTCAGTCGGTTATGGTCTTTACTAACGCAGCAGCTCGTTCTGCTGCAATCACAGTGCCTTTGGAAGGAATGCTTACCTGGCTAGAAGACCTAAACCGTTATGAAAACTACAACGGCACAGCTTGGGTTCCAGCATTCGAAAGTGCCTTGGTTGGAACTTCTACTTTTACAAGCGTTGGTAGCGTGGCATTGGATAACATCTTTACTTCAAACTACCAGTATTACGACTTCTACTTCACAGCAACAGGAGCTACTGCAGGAGCATTCGAAATCCGACTTAGACAAGGAGCTTCTGACATCTCGACCTCAACTTATACAACACAGTCTTTCGTAGCTTCTGGAACTACTTTAGTTGGATCTAGAACAGGAGTTGGAACTTCTTGGGCTGGTGGAACTATTAGAACTGGAACTGGAACATGGATGGGTTCGATTTTGAATCCGTTTATCGCTGCTCCAACCCAACTGATTCTTCAAGGTTTAGATAATTCAGCTCCATTGAGAATTGAAAACGCAACCGGAGATAACTCTGCCAGCCTTTCTCGCAACGGTATTAGGTTCTTCTCCGCTGCTTCGTTCTCTGGAAACTTATCTGTCTATGGAAGGAAAGCATAATGGCTAACGAACTAAAGCTAGTAGAGTTTGACGCTCTTACTGGAATTGAAACAGTGAGAGAGTATTCCGAAGAGGAACTTCTAGATCACGAGGAAATCGTAAAAAGAAACACGGAACTTCTAAAAGCTGAAAAAGCTAAGGAAGACGCCAAAAAGTCTGCACTTGCGAAGTTAGCTAAACTAGGTCTAACAGAAGAAGAAATAGCTTCATTGTAAAATGTCGGAAGAGAAGACAAGCTCTGTCCGAATTACACAAGGGGACATCTACAAGAAGCAGCTCGAGCATGGGGACATTCTTATCAAGGTTCTCGAGAAGCTAGATCACCTGGACGACGTGCCAGACCGTATTCGAGAAGTTGAACTGACCTTAGCTAGACTTGCTTGGGTAGAGAAGATTGCTTACACCGGGCTAACCGCAGCAGTTGTAGCTTTGATTGGCTTACTAATAAACTCGATAGGAAAATAATGACTAACTGGTATCCGAAGGTTGCAACAGTAATCGATAACGGATTCGGTGGCTCCCGTCACGGTCGAGCAATCAATGGAGTGGTAATTCATCACGTTGCAGGAACTAACGGCCTAGCTTACGTTGCTAACGCTAACCCTCGTAACTCTCATCCGACTTATCACATAGCTAAGTCTGGAGCCGTGACTGGAATTGTTCATCCAGACCGCAGACCTTATTCAACCGGAGGAACTCCAGACCCTAACGCAGTAACTTTCGAGATCGATAACTCTTCTACTGGTGGAACATGGCCTATTACAGACCAATCACTCGACGCTCTTATTGACGTAATTGTTTACCACGCTAGTCAGTCTCCAAGGGCTGGCAGGGGATTCGCTCTCAATGATCCAAACAGAGTTCAGGCAGAGTTCTTTATTGCCTGGCACTCGCAATACAAGGCCACAGCTTGTCCTGGTGGATACGTTACTTCCAAACTTGACTACATAGTTTCAGAATGTAATAAGCGAGCTTCGGGTAAGCCATCCACACCTAGCAGACCAATAACACCTCCAGCACCAACAGCACCATCAAAGCCAAGACTAGGCAAGTGGCTTAGGAATGGATCTACTGGAGACAACGTTCGTTACTTACAGAGAGCTCTAGGTGGCCTAAAGGTCGATGGTGTATTCGGGCCAATAACACAGGCTGCAGTTCGCAAGTTTCAAAAGGCTCAAAAGATAACAATCGATGGGATAGTCGGGCCACAGACTTGGTCAAGACTTCCATAAACGAAAGGCAAACCATGTTCAACTACTCACCTGAAACCCGTAAATGGATCTACGGAGTTATTGCTTCGGTAGTTCCTCTTCTTGTAGTTCTCGGACTATTAAACGAAGAGCTTGCACTACCAATTCTTGACGTTGTGGCTGCAGTCCTAACCGTCGGTGGATCAGTTCTAGCAATCAAGAACGTTCCTAACAAGTAATGTCTTAGCCGTTCATTAGAATGACGGCATGGAGATCACACAGAAAATAGAAGCCCTCGGAGCTGCAAAGTTCTTAGGCACGTTCGAGCATGGCTCAAAAGAATGGCACGAAGCCCGTAAAGGTATCGGCGGTTCTGACATCGCGTCCATAATGGATAAGAACCCGTGGAAAAGTTGCTACACACTTTATTGCGAAAAGACCGGGCTAATCGATTCAAACATCGAGCCTTCTATGCCTATGAAACTGGGCACGGCATTCGAGCCAGTTATTAGACAGCTATTCCAAGAAGCCAATTCAGAGTGGCTAACCGTTCATGAGACTGGAACTTGGGCAAGCGTCGAAGACCCAAGATCAGTAGCTAACGTCGATGGCATAATCGAATGGAAAAACGGCAAGCTCTCAATCCTTGAAATCAAGTTCACCAGGCAGTATTGGGATGAGCTACCGGAGCACTATAACCTTCAAGTTCAACATTACCTTTGGGTTCTAGGTCTTGACTCTGCTATGGTCGTAGCGGTCGCAGGAGGCGATTGGAAGGAGTTTGAGGTCGTTCGGGATGATTCCCTTATAGATACCATGAAAACCCGTCTACGGGCGTTCTACGGCTTCCTAGACTCTAAAACAGCTCCAGACTATGACGGAAGCGATTCAACCTATGAGACGGTAAGGGAGCTATCCGAAGGTATTGAGGAAGGCGAGCTAGAACTTGGATTTCTATGGTCAAATCTTCTCCAGGCGAAACTAGAGTTCGACCAATGGGATAAACAATTCAAGGCACACAAGTCCGCGGTGCTTGCATTCATGAACGGGACTAAGTATGGTCTGTTTCAAGGTGAAA